ATGTTCCACTTACAGCAGTAGGACTAGATCCAGGATATGGGAATATTGTAGAGGTAATACCCACTGTTGCTGTGCCACCTGAGTCATAAGTATGTGCAACAGTAGAAATTCCTGCATAGAATACAATTGTTGTGCCAGAGGTTCCTACAAGAACTCTGAACACATTGAAAGTTCCCCCGAGAGTATTTGGACTGCTCTTTGGATAAGAATTACCCAAGGTCCCTATACCAGCTGAGTATGGGAACTTGGTGGTTGAATATCCGATAGCTTCTGATGGACAAGAAAGAATAATATCAGAAAGTTGAACATATTCACCTGGTATTAATCCGTGATTTGCGTTAAGTGTAATGGTTGTTATACCAGTAGAATTAGTATAGACAAAATTAGTAATATTATATGTTGCAATTCCAGTTGCACTATGTGCAGCACAGGAAAATGCAATTCCAGCAAGTTTTACTTGTTTTCCGGCAACAGCACCATGATCAGAAGATGTTGTAATTGTAGCGATACCCACTATATGATTGTAAACAACATTACTAATGTTAACCGCAGCATTTGTTGTATATGATGGACAAATAAAAGGTAAGTTATATAAAAATACTTCATCACTAGTTTCATTATTTGGAACATCAGTTCTCAATAGTCCGTGAGGAGAATATGTAACAATTGTAGAAACCCCAGTAACATTATCGTATGAGAATGTGCGAATTCCCACTTCATCATATCCACAAGTAAGTGCAATTCCAGACAATCTAATACTGTCACCAACTTTTAATAAATGACTTTGTAATGTTCTTATTGTGGTAACTCCTGTTGTATTATCATATAAAACATTATTAATAGTTAATATATCATTTCTCATATTGATATTTGTGGCAATTCCAACTACCTTTAACTTATCACCAACTTTATAACCAATTCCAGGACTATCGATCTTAAAGTCGATAATACTTGATCCGGAACCAACTTCCACAGTTATTTTAGCTTTTTGGCCAACTCCAGATGTACCTCCAGTATAAACTACTGGTAAATTACTATACCCTGTTGGAATACCTACATTGATTTTAGGTATGGATGATCTTGTATATCCAGTGCCGGGATTAACAATAATAAAACCAGTAATAGTTCCCGAAACTCCAACAGTAGCAGTAATGCTAGCCCCAAATCCAATGGTTGAAGATATACTGACTGATGGAGATTGTCTATATCCAAGTCCACCTTGAGCTATAACAATAGATGAAATAGTACCAGATGCAGAAACTACAACTGTAGCCGCTGCTCCAATTCTAGGTTGATATCCAAATCCGGTTGTAATAGCTACTTTTGAAATTCTGCCTGATGATGGAGTGCCTGATAAAAACTTTAAAACATTTTGAGAGTCATTATCAATTGTAAAGTCTGATTGCGGAACTTGTGGAACATTATTTATTAAAATAAAAGGATTATTGTTGATATTTGATCCACTGTTAATATTATTAAAAAGAGTAGTTGTATTCTGTCCGTTTGATTTTATGGTAAACTCTGTTGCCGCAATTCCCGTAAATGATAGGGATATGTCATCAAGCAATATATTTTTATCTTGTGGTGTAGCAGCATTAAATTGTCTTGAAAAAACTCTTCCTCCAAAAATAGATCCAGTGGACAGTCCGGCTGGTCCAATTTTACCATATGGAGCAGTAGTAAAGAATATTGTATCTTTAACAATATTAAAATCTCCAGTCAATACAGTTGCAGAGACCCCTACCGTATGAACTCCTGCAGTTGTTCCCAAATATCCCCTTTCAACAAAAATGGAATTGCTGGAAGATATTCCAATACTTTTAACTAAGATAAATTCGTTATTTAAATTTAAAATATCATATGTATTAAGAGAAGATATTCCACTAGAGACATTAAGTATAGTTGTATTAGCGGTTGAAACATTAGAAGCTAAGCTCACTGATAAAGATTTTCTTCTGATGGCTGTTTGTATAACTCCATCTAGTGTTATTATTACACTTGCATTTGGATCTTTATGACTTAAAGTATGATAACCAGTGCCAAATCCAGTAAAATCTAAAAATCTAGAACTAGTTGAGAGACCAAAAACTTTAAATTCGTTATCATTTAACTTATATACAAATAAAGATTCTGGAAGTTTTGAGGCGCCTAGTTCTAACGGAGTAAATGTAATAAAATCATTTGTTGATCCTCCGATGTAAGTTCCTGCTATAGAAATAATAGAAGTAGAAGCATATCCAGCTGCTGGATTTGTTACTTGTACATTAGAAACATATCCGCCAGAATCATTTCTAGTAACATTAAATAGAGCACCACTTAAATCTGTTGATGGAACATTTGTATAGGTATTATTTGCTTGCGTTTGTATTCCACTTGGCCCCGTATTAGAAACAACAAAGCTTAAATTATTAGCCGGAGTTGACCCACCCATGTAAGTTCCGGCTATAGAAACTATTTGGCCAACTTTATATCCAGTGCCGCCAGACTTCAAAGTAATAGAAGTTGATAATGGTTGTCCTGTAGATGGTGAGTATGTGATTAAAACATTAAAAGTTGCATTTACGCCAGAAGTAGTTCCAACACCAATAACTTGAGTATATTGTTTTAAAGATGGTCCAACTGGCGAAAGAACAGTTGAAATTCCAGTTATACTAGTAGATATTGATACATCGTATCCCTGTTGTAAAATAGCGGTTCCATTAATATTGCCAACTACCATAACTTCCGTTTTATTTCCTAAAATATACGAAGTCGTTGCTATTCCTATTGGATTTCCACCAGAATATTCATAAATTAATTCGTGTCCTGTTTGGAAATTATGGTTTGGAATAATAAATTTATTCGATTCCAAATCAATATAAGTGCTTGCAGAAGAAACTATGGTGTGACTGAATAATGAAGTTCCTTTATTTTTTAGTTTAAATGATGATACTCCAACAATACCGCCACCTCTAGATATTGATGGGAGAACTACTATTGGTGCAAAACTAGGCCCAAGTCCAATAATTGTAGTAATAATTCCAACATAATTACCTAACGAAGTTCTGACATCTGCACAGTCTGCAGTGCCATAATTTTCTGTTGGTATACCGGCCAAACTACTATTTCCTATTGCAACTGTCAATATTCCAACTAGAGTATTAATGTTTGTTTGAATGCCTGCGTATGAATTTGGATCAGTATTAAATCCAGTTATTGGATCTACAGCAATGGTTAAATTTTTGACATTTAATTGATTTGTAATTGCCTTCTTCATTAATGATTTAGCCGTTTCAAAAGCATAAATTGATTCGGATTCTTCGCCAACTAACCCAGAATTTAAGGGAACCCCTGCTCCAGTAAAATATTTTTTAGTATTATAAAGAGTATGTTGATTAGTTCCATAAGATATATCCTGAGCAACTCCATCAATAATATATCCAAGGTCTCTAAAACATTTTGATTGGCCACTAGTGTATGTGCCAACATTAGTTGCCGGTAAATTGCTTGTAGATCCTATAGAAATAGACGCAGTAACTATTCCAACAAGGGTTGAAATATTATTTTGGACATCAGTACATGCTGCTGTAGAGGTAACTCCTACTATAGCTCCAATACCATACACTGGAGGGCCAGGTGTTACAGTTAGATCTTGTATTGTAAGTCCATTTCTCACGGCAGATCTCATTAAGTTGCGAGCTGCAACAAAAGCAAAAATAGATTGCGCTTCTTCACCAGCCAAACCATTTGGAATTGGTGATCCCTGGTTGAAGTATTGTAAAATAAATTGTTTAGTGTAAGAGTTTCCTCCTAAAAATACATCTATTGAAATAGCATCAATAAAATACCCGATATCACGTTTACACTTATTTTGAGTTGTAGAAATTCCAGGATAAATACTGACCGTATCATTCCAAGAAGTATCAACAATTTCTTGTCTATTTTGTTGTATCAATCTATAACCATCTGCATATCTTGATCTAAATGTAGTTTGTGGATCTGGGGGGAAATAAAAGTCTGGAAATCCTACTGCAACGGAAGCTAAAGATTTATCTTGTATTTCTCTTCTGTTGGATACTATTAGATTTCTTGCATTTTTAAGACCAATTACGCTTAGATTCAATGGATCTTGTATGATCTCAAAATCAAATTCCTGAGGCACTAATGATTGATATAGAGTAGGTGGAGTTTGATTATTAATTACATATTGTCCTAAGAATTTAACATAATTATAAGCAAATAAAGTTTGTTCAGTTTCATTAACAACATAAGAAGCTCCGGCGTTCCAATACGCAAGACCAGCCTCAACGGATTTATCATTTGAATTATATTTTATATCATGAGAAACTGCGTCAACAATATATCCAACATCTCGTTTGCATTTTTCTGCACTATAAGTTGAACTTAATACAATATCGGGATAATTAAATTCTACAAATGCTACCACCTCAGCTTGAATGAATTCCTTATTTAAATCAATTAAATCGGAAGCATCGGCATATCTGCCATCTAAATTTTGTAATGAACTTCCATTAAATTGCTCACTAATGTCATCAATTCTCAAAACTTTATTAGTTTTATTAATAATAAATGGTCTTAAATTTATACCTTCAGTAAAATAAACAGATTCGACAGATCCATCATCCAAGGTTTGGTCTTCATAAACTTTTGCAAAATTAAATTTATCATACATTGAAACTTCATTGTCAACATTTATTGATAATGTAGAATCGGAACCCTTAAGTTTTACCCTCATATTTGTAGATTTTGCATATCCAATGTTAGTTGGATTTGTATAAATTACAAGATCTGAAAATTCTTTAAATCCAGATGGGTGGACAATAGATCTAACAGATTCTCTCCATTTATCATATGATATATCACTTTTAAGTGAGTATGAGAATTTTTGATAATAAAAATTATCCGAGATTCTCTGTTGGAAATCATTCAATATTCCTACAGAACTATCCACTGAAGCCACTTTATCTCTAAAAACTCCAAGTGTTGATTTTAGATCAAAAGTATCAAAATAATCTACTTTACCATTAATTTTAGATCTCTCCCCATACAAATAGTCACCAACCTGAAGAGTACCATATCCATCGTTCATTCTCAGTTGGTTTAAATTATTGTCCCAACCGTTTTCCATAACAGTAGCTGTAAAATCAGAACTGATTACTTTTTCCGAAGATTGATAACTAACATCATCAGCTAAATTCATTTGGAAAACCGGTAAATCTTTTTGATTAATAACTGTTCCCAAATTAAATTCATCATTATATGTTCCGAATTGACCGGTCGAGATACCACTCATACTGTATGTAACAGTATTGTTTAGAGAACTGATACCTGTTACGGTAAAAAATCTATAATTATATGAAGAGGAATTGAAATTGGCTTTATCTCTTGTGCTTGAAGTTAATCTACAATTTTCAATAAAAATTTTATCTCCCACAGCAAAAGGATATGCTACTAATGTATTACCGTAACCAATGGTTACGAATGGATTCAGTCCTGGAGTATTATTTAATTCTAAAGTTACAAAATTACCAGCATATGTAATGTTATCAATTTCATATCCATTAGAATTTCTAATAGGAATTATTTCTAATGGTGACGAGAGAGATGTTGAATTATTAATAATATTAACTTTAGAGATAGCTCCACCAGTTACAGAACAAGATAATTTAATACTAGGATCGTCCTTGACTAATAATTCTGGTGGACCATTATAGTTTCTTCCTCCAGTAATTATTCCAATATTGGATATTGTTCGTATATCTTTTATTCCACAAATAACAGGAACACTAAGTCTAGGGGATAACGTTGGATCTGTTGGATAATCAAATCCATCTTTAACTCTTTCGTATGATTCTACTCTGCCTATTTTTTCAGACTTTAATTTTAAAATAGCATTTTTTCCAAGTTTTGTATCAATTTTTTGAATGAATGGTAGTTTTTTATATCCTCTGCCAGCAAAGTTTATTTTAACGTTAGAAATTGGACCAATAGCTGAAGTTGAAGTAGTTTTGTATGATGAATTAGATGATAAAACAGAAGTCAATTCATTAAATGAAAATTTTGTATCTAGCAAAAAAGTAAATTCAGTATTTGATATTGTGGTAATTCCAACTTTTCTGTTCAAAGGATGATTTCTTACAATTATTTGATTATTCCCAGGAACAGAATAATCTGAACTTAATTGAGTTTTACTTTCTTCAATTGGACTCTTAAATATTAAATTATAATATAAAATAGTTGGAAAATTTTTATTAGACGTGTCCAATGTTACATAAGCATCATTAGTTCCTGGAGTTCCTGAATTGACTATTGCAAATCCATTAATATTATTTCCAATAATATCCAATCGTTTCGAATAAAAAGTATCAGAATAAAATTTAATATCCATATTCAATAAACTTGGATCAGATAAATTAAATTTAATTTTATCACCTTTTATAAATTTTAATGGTGGATTTACGAAGTAGAGAGTTTGTGATGCGGATCCAACAGTTGTAAAGTCTATAACATTTTTTTGAGATCCGGAATTAGTTTTTGTGTCACTTTCATATAAACATAATTTTATTTTGTCATCATCTTCTTTCAGTACATAATACGTTGCACCATTAGCCAGGCCTCCTATAGGTGTGGAAGCAAAATATGTAACTTTATCTCCATTTTTTATTTCATTAACATAACTAGATAAATTAATAGTATTATTTGAGATTGAAACATTGCTATCAGAAAATGATATTTCATTTACTAATAATTTTCTATTAATTTGGTCAAATTTAATTTTGATTTCATTTTCGATAGAGCTGGAAAGCGAAATTGATACCTCATCTCCAGTCACTAATCCATGACTAACATTTGTTGTAACAATTCCACTAGATGTTATAATTGTACCGGTTATTTTCTTATTTGTTGTACTTAACGAATGAGCGGATCCAACTACACCAAAGGCCTCTGTTAAGGGCCAGAATTCTAAGGAGTTTAAATTTGTTCCTATCCCTGATGAAGTAGTGAATCCTAAGGTTGATAATCCAACATAATTTTTACCTAGATTAACTGCATAAACTTTTTGATTTTGTTGTAAACTAAACGATTGTCCAGATCCTACATTATTAACATATAAAGATGTTCCACCTAATCCACAATTATAAATTAATTCTTGACCAGTAAAAAAGCTATGCCCTGGTATGTAAATACTTTTACTTGGTAAAAATATTGAAACAAAAGAAGAAGTTCCAAGACCAACGACATTTCTACTTACTCCGGCTGTGCCTGTTCCAACAGATTCTTTTGGATCAAAAAAAGTAACTGTATTTTCAAAAGTGTAATCGGAAAGTGGTTCTTTTAAGTTCAGTTCAAATCTTTTTGGCAATAAATCCACCGTATCGAGGCCTGCAGTATGAATGCCGGTATTTTCAATACGATTAACATAAAATCCTGATCTTTCGGGAGAAATACGAGTAATTAATAATTTTTCTGTACCAATTGCTACGGTATCATTAACTCTAAATCCACTGACATCCTTTACAAAAATAATTGTAGAAATTCCCGTATTAGCTACTACATCAATATTCTTTAATAATTGAACCGATTTTTGAGTAACTTTGACAGATCTTCGTCCAGACAAACCACTTGAGGTAATAGTTGAAATTCCAGAAATAGAAACTACTTCATTATTTCTGATTTGATGTGGATAATCCACGACCCCAGTTATGTTATTAGATCTTATTACAAATGAAACATTATCTAACTTATTTTTTAATATTGTAAGGCCGCTTATTTTTTTTCCTTCTATCTCGGATATTACAAGATTTGCACCATTTCCGAAAGTATTTTCATTATTGAGGATAATATCATCTTCAACTTTATAATCTTGGCCTGCAGAAAATATTACAACATCATCAATAACTGATGATTGTATGTCCAATATCCTGAACTCTTGTTTATATTCATCTACAACTTTATCAATTAAATTATAAAATGAATTTTGTTTATCCAAATAATATGGTGCAATATTTCTGGTTAGGTCATTCGTAAAAATATTTAAATCTTGATTATATTTTGGTAAAAAATTCTCCTCTACAGGAGTATTATAAAAACTATTCGCAACTACATAGGGATACGATGGAGTAGATCTTTTTGCAGCATCTACACTTATTGAATAAAAATAAGCATACGTTCCATCAGGGTATTGTGGGGTTATGCAAAATCTTCCATTATTTTCATCCAGATCGCCAGATCCATTGTAAGTAAAATCATTAACAAAGTATCCGGGTTCAAATAAAGGTGGTCTCAATGATTCGTTTGTATTCAAATTTAATATATAACTTGATTTCATTTGTCTTACAAATCCACCTAAAGTAGAATTAAATCCATATGGACCATAAATTGGATTTCCATCATAAGCAAATCCTAAAATAGGAGAGTGTATTAATGTTCCAGAAGTTTCTTTATCGGTTTCTGTAAAATTATCAGAAAGTTGATATCTAAGTTTTTTAGGAATATAAAAATTAACGAATTGAAGTCCTAAGTTTACATTTTTATTTGGATATAAAACTCCATCATCATTAACGGAAATTTGATTTTTTAATTTTACAACTTGATTTATTTTCCATTCTGTTACATTTGCCAAAAATTTAGCATCTAATCCTCTATTTTGTAATGTAAGTTGAGTAGTAGATACACCATATCCTATGCCACCTCTTAAGATATTAACAGCGGATAATCTACCGTTAGAATCAATAATAGGATCAATTTCTGCAAAAGATCCCTTTCCAGAAATAATAATATCAGAGTCTTTTCTATATCCTCTGCCTTTATTAATAATTTTAACATCAACAATATTACCATTAATAATGATAGGTTGTAGTATTGCTTCCGATTTTATGCTAGAGATTCCAACATTTGGTCTACGATGAAAGTTGATAATATCTGTACAACCAAATCCAACTCCACCATCTTCAACATAAACATCGTTTATACTACCCAATACCAAAGGCTCAAGTATAGGTTTTATAATTGTGGTCGATCCAATTGCAGAGATTGTTTCAACAGATATTTTAATTGGTGGATAAGATACACTATGAGTACCTACTCCCAGATTATTAAACTTTACGAATCTTTTTTCAAGAAAAAGTACATTGGTTTGTGTCGTTCCAATCCCAGCTGGAGCCAATCTAAATTTATTGTCATCAATAACCCCGACATAATAGTAGATAGAAGTTGATAATCCAGAAATAACTGTTCCTGTAGTGGAATATTGTACAAGTTCTCCATCTAAGAATCCGTGTTTTCTAGCAAAAAAATATGAATCAAATGTATTAATTCCCAGTGTCCTGTTATCAGCGGATAATATTGATGGGACTTTAATAGTTCTATTGGAGTATCCTTCACCAGGATCTTTAACATATACTTCGGTAATTGTATTTTTATTTTTTAAACTACTGAAGTAGTGGAATCCAGAACTTGTTCCGGTTATATCAATGACATTAGTTGAATTTAGTGCATCTTGTTGTGTATTATAAATTTTTAATTTTGTGGGGGTTACAAACCCAATAAAATAGCGAGATCCATTAACTAATCCAGGCACATCATTGTTAGTATTTGAATCGTAAATAATTTCTTCACCATTTTCAAATAATACATTTTCTAGAAAAGTTATAGTATTATCTACAGAATTAACATTAATATCTGCTTTAAATCCAAATCTAAGTCTTGAACTTACTAAATTGCAATCTAAAGCACAACCCTTTCCATTGCCACCACTAATAGTAATTTTTGGTTTCTCTTTATAACCAACACCAGCAGAAATAATTTTTACTTTTTTAATACTTCCAGATAAGTTAAGATGTGCTTTTACAGACGATCCAACTTCATCCTTAATTTCAATTGAAGGGGTATTTACAATATCATAGTTTTTTCCAGAATTTATAACTTCAATAGATTGTATTGCTCCGTAATAAATATTTTCATCGAATAAAGTTGGAGATAATATTTCAACTCCATTTACTAATAAACCTATTGGCCTATTTGTAGTTTTTCTTTTATTAATATCATCAAATAAAGTAGATTGTTTTTGTAAAGGAAACTTTTTAAGTATTTTTTGATTTCTTAAAATTTTATTTTCAAATCCGGCTTTAACTATTGTATCAGATGATATATCAGAATTTGATGTAATATACTTTTTGGAAAAAATATCAGATTTACTATAAGATAATTTAATAGAATTTGAATCAATTTTGGTTACATAATAATATCCGGTTGATATTCCACTTTCTGGAGTGAAAGAATTATAATATATGAAATCACCATTTATCAATTGGTGATTTTGTACATAAAATATTGATGTGATTCCGGATCCAAATGTTTGTGGCAATAATGATAATGATGGTGATTGCGTAGAAATTATTTGTTTATTATCAGTTGAAAAAATAGGATAATTTGGTAATCCAGTTGAAGTTACATAAAAATTTTCATGTTTGGAATCAACATAAGTGTTTTGGATTCCAGCCGGAATCGAAGTAACTTCTGGAAAATAATTTGAATAATGATTAGACTTATATATTTTTTTTCTTATAGATTTTATTCTAGTTAAATCAAATGAGGCACTGAGACCCGACTGAACTAAGATTCTATTAGTATATTTTCTTATTTTATCTGAAGAATTATACTCAACAGATAAAATACTAGCGTCACTAAAATTATTATTTTGATCGACTAAAATTATGTTTTCATTTTGATAAAAAGAAATCTCATCAAATAGTATAATTCTATATCTGTTGTTAGCAACTTGAGAAAGACTTTTTACATTGTGTTCAGTTGGAATATTATAAATCCAATTATTAGAAGATACTTCATCTGCTAAATTTTTTCCAAATCCAGATAATTTTACTTTATCATTTATTCTAAGACTTTTTGTTTTTGAAAAATCAACTTTATCAATAACATTAATAACTCTAAATTTAACTTCTGAGGTATTTCCAATACCAATATAACTAAAAGCAAATTTTTCTTCTATAACATCTAGTCCAAATGTTAAATTTTTAGTTATTCCAGTTACACCCAAAAATTGATTCGTGGTTATATCAGTATAAGACAATTCAATAAAATCGGAATTTTCTGGTTTTACAAGAATTTTACCAGTTTTTGAAAATCCAATAGTTGAATCTACCAAAACAGTATTTGATCCTATTGGAGTGTCTTCTAATAATTTAGTTTTACCCGAAACTTCAAAGTTACCACTAAAAGAAGTAGAGTCTAAAGATATTTCATAAAATTGTTTTTTGTCTACAGGTCTATACTCAATATTATAAATTGAAGCGCTGACAGTTCCTATGCCAGTTAAATTTTGATATAAAAAATTACCCCTAATATCTGTAGGATTTCCACCGGAAATTTTTTCTACTAGAATATTTTTCGTAGTAAAATATGGATTTGATGATGGTATTAATGTATAATCTTGTGGTTTTATTACCTCAACATCAGTACCGAATAAAACCTTGAATAGTAATTTATAAGATGAATCTGTTCCTTTAGAGCTATAAAAATCTCGAGCACTAGTTAAAACATTTTCAATTGAAATTTCTTCGTTAAAGTCTCTATCTTCAAATCCAGGAAAAAATTCCGACTTAAACTTTTCAAAAAACTTTAAAAGAAAAAGATTGCTTAAATTTAAAACAATAGAATTTTCAAGATGTTCTTCAGATGATGTAGAAACAAAATTTAAAAACTCGGAATTTTTTATAGAATTAATGGCATCAATCCCACTAAATCCTCGAATACAACCCTCGAAGGTAGTATTGGTTTTTGATGTATATGTAATGATCTCATTATCTATTTTTAATAATCCATATGTTGATGGCCACCCATCAGTAGATATAACATTTATTGAGGTATCAAATTTTAAAATATTTTTTGTTAATTTTGTAGATTCTGTTAAATTTAACTTATTGAATTGAGAGATATCTTTATACTTTTTTACATTTATAGCAAGATCTATTGCTCCAGACTGATGTTCAAGAGATTGGTAGTATTGTTTTAAAAACTCTACAAAAAGAGGAGATTCTTCTATTAAAAACTCTGGGATTTGTGATTCTATTATAGAATCAATTTTAACTCTTTTAATTTCTGACATTTTATCTTGTATACTTACCGTTTAAATAACTTGAAGTTGGAACATATAATGTGGCGGAAATATTTTCACCAGAGGTTATTGTATCCTCTACCATATTTACCACAGAATTTTGAACGTCAACTTGTAAATATAAATCTTTCAGTCCAATAATATCATTAGATTCGGGAACAGCTTGAACTTCAATAAGACCATTGGATAAAGATGTTGATGTAATATTAACTACATCTAATAATATGTCACCTTTTTTATAGTTTATAGATCCTGCAGTATTTTTAACTATAACTGGAATATTATTTTCCAATTTAAAGAAAAATATTTTTCCAGAATTTTCAGAGACTTGAATATCAGCCATATATAAAGTTTCAGCTATACCATTGATCTTAAATCCGGTTGATTTTACAGAATATCCATCTTTTTTAATATGAACCTCATTCCCATAACAAAGTTCATAGGTTGCAGAAGTATTGAATTCTGGGGTTAGATCTCTTCGCATTCTTACTTTTGTAATATTTGAAGTAATTGATTTATCTGAGTCATCGATTAAAGTAACAACCTTACTATACTTAAATCTACCTCCAAAATTATTGACATCACTTGAATTTGCATAAGATGTTAATGTATTTAACACTTTTGTGCGAACTAATTCTGGTCTGGTTGAAGCATTTACATTATAATAAACTGTAGAATCAACCTCAACATATAGATACGATAGATCTATTATTTCTGGTCTTATACCAGCGATTGAATATTGTTTTAAATTTCTTAAAATATCTAATTTTGTAATCTCTGATAAAAAAGTACCATTTCTGGGTTTAATTGATATAAAAACTTTCCCATATTCTGGGGGTTCTAACTCTTCTCCACCATAAGAAGTTACAGAATCAACGTTAGAATATATGTATGGTATTAGTCCTTTGTAATCATTAGCGGTTACTGCACGAAATTGTGATGCATATACCCTTGGGGCTAAGTATTTAATTGAATCTAAACTTTCAATATTATCACCGTTCTGAGAAGAAGACTCAGTTATTACTAGAGAAATTCCAGATGTTACATCTAATAAATTATTATCGATCAATCTACCAGAAAATGTGAAATTATTAGCACCATTACCAAGAGTTCCATTTGTTACAATATAACTTACTTCTATCCTACTTCCGCTGGTGGGTCTTTTACCTACTATGTTATCACCAAAAATAATTTCATATTTTTCATCTGATACTTCTTGTATCAAAAATATTCTAGAATCTTTTCCAATATTTAAAATATTATTATAAGCGCTATAAACTTCTGTTACTTGATTGGTAGATTTAATTCGAATAGTAGTAGTATCAATATTTACATTTGGTAGAATAAATCGTTGATTTTTTTGAGAAGAATCTACAATAAAAGTACTAGTTAAATATACTCCTTCATATACTTCTAAATTTTCAAATAATGCAACTCCGTCTGAATTTACTGGAGTAATTACATCTTCAGGTATTGAAAAAATAGAATTACCATTTGTTACAGCGCCAAGGGCTACTTGACCTGCATTAATTTTGACTGTTCTTGCATTAGTCTGACTCATATCAACGCTAAAAGTAATTTTAGCTTTTGACGATCTTTTAGATCTTGGTACATATCCAATATTACGTGCAAGAGCAACTACATTTTCTCTAAGAGTTGCACTGTCTAAGAATGTTTCATTAACTGCCATGTTAGTATTGTAGGCAGTAATGTAACTATTATACGCTAATAAATCAATCAATGTTGAAAAATTAGACCCCTCAAAGTCAAAATCAGTAAAATTACTGTTGGAACGCAAGTAATCTTTGATTTGAACTCGTAGATCCCCGAAGTCTAAATTTGTAAATTGATTGAATGACATTAGACTCTAGTAGGTTGTAAAATAAAATCTATAGTTTGAATCGGGACGGGCAATCCAAGTATATCATAAGAAAGACGAACATTTAGTTCATTTGATTCTTCTGGATATGTAACTAAAATAGAATTCACAAAAATTCTTCGTTCGTAGTTTTTTAATAAAGTTTTTATTTCAAGTTCTAAAGAAGATGCCAGTTCTGGTGTTTGAAGTTCAAATATTGAATTTTCAACTTGTGTTCCCAATAGACTGTTAAAAAATCTTTCTCCAACTCTTGTTCTGACTAAATTTATAATAGATTTTTTAATAGCATCAGAGTCATTTAATGACAAAATATCACTATTTACAGGATTTCTTACAAAAGAAAGACTGATGTCCTTAAATTTGCGAGAAATCCTGGTCATAACTCAAACTAAGGGTATTTATTATATGTATAAGACATTATTACCACTTTTTACCGTAAACTGGCTCGGTTCCATACTCCCAATCATCATAATCTTCATCATTGCGAATTTTTTCATGAAGGTCTGTTTGTCTCATCAGATCATGTTTAGGCGCACGATCATACATTACTTCTTGAATAATTCTATTCTTAGGGACTTCATAGTAATCTGTAACTAATTTTACGGTCCCCCACATGGTTTTCATGTAATTAGAGTCTCTATCGACTGGTAGATTTGACATTTTAGCTCCTGATTTGTTAAATCAGAACTTTTTACGGGGTTGCTATCCCGAAATTTCTTCTACCATTATTGATTCATACTCATCTCCAAGTATTTTCTTAAGATATTCCTCTTTCCAATACGTATAATACTCGGTTTTTGCTAATTTTTTGCGAATTTTGCTCAATTTTGCCTTAGATTGACACAAAATTAAGTTAAATTTCTTATTATTTGTCTGAACTCCGTTGATAAAAGTGGGTTGAGACGCACAATCTTCAAGAAATGTGTAGTAAGGGAACTTTTTATTGTAAACCTCTGCCCATTTTTTAACTATATCGAGTCTCCAAAAGTCATCTACAATAAAAATGATGACATCATACCCAGGTTCAGGTACAATCTCATCAATTGGACATTCCACAATTTTAGTATTTGACTTAGAAGCATACGGACAAACAGAAAAACCACCAAGTTCTTCTCTTTCTTTGGCTACTTCGTTAGCCCATTCATGAATGTATGCCTCTTTTTCGTTCATATCAACCTGCAGCTAATGGTGAGTTAGGATTTGGTTTAATTACGGGTGCAGTTCTAGCTTGAGAAGCAACATCATATCCAAATACATGTGCGGTCTCGGGAGGTATTTCCGGAGAATCGGAAAGATTTGGTCCAACTTTAGGTGTTAACTCTTCCATGGTTAGTTTTTATAAAATAAAACTTAAATTATTTAGACTTTTTGCCTTTATTTGCTTTTGCTTGAGTTTTGATACCTTTATATCTTTTATCTGGTCGGCAAAGATTACCCTCTCTTACTGTTCTTTGAGTTTTACTCATTTTCCTTGTCCTCGATAAGGTTTACGAGCCTTGTTACGGCTTGTTGCAGCATATTTAGTTCCAGTTCCCATACCTTGACGAGT